CCCATAGTTACTGGTCGATGACAAACCGCTATTGATCGTGATAAAATCTCCATCTGCATATCCTCCATCCGTAGTCAAACATTCTATAGTCGCTACAACAATTCTAGGTACACTTCCAAGACCATGCGCCGTACTCCCAGCATCGCCAGCTACTAAGGATCCAGACTCCGCTGCACCTACATTCACAGGGCTCTTAAAATAGGTTCCTTGCCCAGAGACAAGACCTGTTGTGTACGGAGATCCCCACCCTTCACCTGTGGAAGCCCTGTACTCAACCTCACCAGAATTTTCCCTCAGTCCTATACCGCCTGAGCTTATGGTGGTATTGAAATTGATGTAACCGCCTGATCCACTGATCAGAGCATCTGTGGTGGAGAGAACTCCAGTTCCGTTAGGAGCGACTGTAACATTGCCGTTTGCACCGTCCGTTATGGTAATTGATCCGGTAGTGGTGTTACCCGTCTTGAGTATTAGGTCTTGGTCTCCGTTACTACTGAGCGTTGCTGCTCCATCGTCTCCAACCTTTACGGTGTCGGCAGCAATAATAATTTCATCATTTGTTTCGTTTGAAATGATCTCGTTGTTTTTCAGGGCAATCTTTTCTACTAATAATCCGGAAAGACTATTGATGACTTGACTCTTTGTCACATCAGTAGTGTTGTCAATATGAATTTCCGCTGAGTACCCATTGGGTATTTCTAAATACGCAGGGGTGGTATCCATCGTCGCGGTCGTTATCCGAAGCGTATGCGTGCTGCCTAGTCCGTTAATCGCAGTAAACCGTGCTTGCGTAGCTGTCGCTCCTCCGACTTGGAGAGTCACAGTGTGGTGGGTGCCGGTGGAAGGCGAACCAGTCCACTTGATGACAGCGGATCTTCCCTTTGAATCATCCGTGTAGGCTGTCTGGCCGTCTGGGATATCCAAGGTCGAAGTTGCGCTACCGCCAACAATAGCTATCTCGGCGTATCGAGATATTCCTTCTTCTAATGCTTTGAGATTATTGTTAGTGACATCACCCCAAGATCCAACCTTGTCGCCAGAGCCGATGATCTCAACTGCAAGTCCATCAGTGTATGTAGAAGCCATTATTGAGCCGCCATCATATTCGGACTATTGTCCGCGTCGTTGAAAGAAGTATCACGGAAAGTTCCGCCTTGAGAAGCCACAAGAGCCTGTAGAGCTTCCATGAATTTACCTTGGTAGACCTGAATCATGGCTTGATCGCCTTTCATAAAGACGTAAGCCTGCGTAATGCAGCCATAAAGAAGAGCATTCTTTGCATGGGTGCTGAGCCAAGTTGTTCCGGCTACATCGCCAGCGGTGATGGATGCAGGTTCGAAAAGATAGTTGAATTCGTATCCGTATTCCGCATCTGCATAAGGGGCAAAATTGGTCGTAACCTGATTCGAATTATCTACATCGTTGTAGAATGAGTAATACTTCGGCTCTGATCTAGAAGCCGTATTGTCCACAGGAGCGTATTCTTGAAGAAAGTTGTAATCCTTCAAAAGCAGGAACTTCCATGCGTTATTAGCTGGTGTTCCTGCGTTAGATCTAATCTTTAGATACAGAGGAGACAAAGGCCCCGTAACGCTATCCGCTATCACAGAGATACTATTCGCCCCTATTGCGAAGGTAGAAGTAACTGTGTTTGTGTTGTACCCAGCAACTCTCACTATAGAATTGATCTTCTCTTCGGCTAGAACAATGATGGTATCCTGCTGGGAAGAAGTTCCCCAAGCAGTGTTCTCAAGCCATTCGTCTATAGACGTTCTGAGTGTGGCTAGTGTGAATGCGGCCAATGGTTAACCCTTTCGAGTCCGAGCCTTGCGGTACCCTTGAATGGAATCCTTAGGACGAACAGACCCACCTCCAGCAAACTGGGCGTAGTTCTTGTCTTCATGCTCAACGGGAAGACCAGTTCTCTGGGATTCCTGCAAAGCCTTCTGATTCCCGATTTCGTCGTATGAAAAATGCTTGTTACCAACTTTCGGCATATCGTTCTCCTATAAATCTAAATTGTGAAATGCGACCACTTCGATGTAGTCGATGTCAATATCACCAGCATCAAGATCTCCCGGCCTAGCGTCAAAGTAATCAAGCCTCAACGTCGTGACTGTCCCAGTCCAGTCAGCGTTATCTGTCATATCCCAAACAATCTTAAATGTACTAGCCATGTCCTTATCCACTTGAGCAAACCCAACAGAAGGCTGGGTAACCAAAAGATAAGGAGACCTCATGAGTTGTTGTTGAATGCTGAGAGAAATAGGATCAGGTATCCCTGGAGGCTGGCCTGTTCCCGTTCCCCAGTAGAGCGTGCCCTGGAAACCACCTTCAAATGTATCACCAGACTCTCTCGACGGATAACTGTTGACCGTAAACTGAGTCACTACATACTTATACAAAGAAGTGTTTATGCTCAGATAGTCAGGAACAACCCCTCCCCCGTTATATCCTCTGATTATGTATGGATCTCCAGTCGAGTCAGTCGATTGTAGATTCAGTGACTGCGAAGCTTCATTCCATGCCAGAGTTCCATTACTAGCCCACCACCCATCAATGCGAGTGGGAGAAGTTTGAGCTGTGCCGGTAGAGAAGTCCTCCCTATAAGCAGCCTGAAGATCTCTACCCGAGATCGCGCCTAGAGGTCGAGGATCTCTAAGGGCTTGAGGATCATCAATCGGTATTCTTCCGAGCATGTTCTGTGGTTGATCTGGATCCCAGCAGACTGGGCAAACACGAAGATTGGTGCTGGACAGATTCACTGTCTCTGTCCTGAGTTCTTTGAGTTTGTATCTGAACCCACAACGATCGCAAAAGCCAAAGGCTTTGCTGCCCTTCGCGTAGTTCCCCACTAGCTGTAACCGCCAGGATAGAATCTAAGCGGAGCCTTCTCTCTATCCTCATCTGCTGCATATTGAAATTGCTCATCATAGACCTGCTTGAGCATCTGGATTCGACCCGCAGCCTCCGGCTTCTTCATCGCGATGCTATAGGCAAGACCCGCCACTAGAGCAGGCCAGAATCTCGCAGGCACATCAGCATCATATGTTCCACCGGGACCACTGTCCTGCATTCTTCTTATGTAGGTGTAGACAAGCTTCTGGGTTGCATCATTCGGGATAGGCCAAAGGTTGATCTTGATCACCCCTTGCTGTCTATCCACATAAAACTGAGTGGGTCTACCCGTTGTAAGCTTCGTAGGAATACTTAGATATGTATCCCTGGATATTCTACCTAGATCGTAATCTACCTGCTTCGCCGTATCGCCTTCATCAGACCGGAGAACTGCTTCAAGGATCGACACCGCAATATTCGGAGTCGTGTTGATCGCTTCGTATTGAGCTTGGTCTTCAACCAAAGCCAATGAATGTTCTCCAACACACCAGAGGTTAATGCCTCTATTCGCCCATTCCATTAGAAGGAAATCCAAACTCCTCCTAGCAGTTCGGAGGTCGTATCCGGAAACCATTTGGAGTCCGGCTCTCTCGTAAGCTTCTTCAACGAGTTCTCCAACATCCGGCAAGAATGTAACTGCACCACTAGTTGCCACGGATAGCCTCCAGAATCTCTGTACTCACCTCTTCTTGCTTGTCTCTCATATCTCTTATCTCTACCTTGAGTTCACTAAGCAATTCTCGATTATGGTTCACCTCCGTTGAAATTCGCTCAATATTGATTTTAACCTCAGAAACCTCGGCCTGATCCACCATTGAGCTATGTCCATTTTCTCCAGCATGAGAAAGCTGCATAGTAAAAAGACCTCCCATAGCAGTCGCAACGATGCCAATGGAGGCCCAAAAAGTGGTGGAGGTTACAGAAGTCATTAGGCGTTTGCTCCACCTGTGTAGAAAATACTGAACGTCGCAACACTTCCCCGGTCTCCGTTAGTGTTGGGACCATCAGGAAGACTAACCCAAACGCCATCAGTGAATAGTACCCCGCCACCACCCGTTTCCACGATGTTTGAAAAACACCGAATATCTGTATTGTCTGGACCCGTAGTCCCAGCCGACTTGGGATACCTCAAAGCTACTTGGATAACCGGACTCCCTCCATCTGTGGCAGAAAGAGCAATCGACTTTCCATCATCTCCCAGAACCCCCGAACCTATCGCTTGCGCGACAATACCGTAAATAGAAACTCGTCCATTTATGATCTTACCGACTGCCCCAGCTAAATCCGTAGTGTTGTACACATTGCAATAACTATCTTGTCTCATGACTTATCCGCCGTAGAGTAGATTTACGTTAATGCCGTAAGGCGCAGTGGGTGCACCGGGTGCAGATTCACTACCAGTAGCCGCACTAATCACTACACTCATTCCATTATCGAAAAGAACTCCATTGCAAGGAATGTTACACACAAGACCAAGCTCGTTCCTTCCCCAACTCATGACACCTGTTCCAAACACAGCTTCCGCCTTAACCACAAAAACAGTGGCCCCCGCACCGTCTTGGAAGGCGACCCTTGCTCCAGCCTGAGCATTATTTATGTTCAAACCCTGTGGAGCAGGAGAAGTAGAATCAACCACGCTGTTAGCAGCAAATGAGCGAAGTACACACCTTGTTCCTGCGGGAACAATTTCTACACTCTCCTGAACGGAGAAACTATTCCCCGAAGTGAAATCACTAGCATCCCACAATTTATAAACGTTTACAGCGTGTACTCTTTTTAGTGAATCATTCATGTGTAGTACACCGTAATGGATGTGGGATAAGCTGCGCTAGAATCAACATTCGACCAAAAGTAAAGCCCATTCACTATTAGGATATACGAATCATCAGGGACTATAATGCTTTGAGTGGAAGTCCCAAGAACTATATCTCCACCAGTCAGGCGGATTATCCCATCCTGATTTCCTTGTCCTGACCCATCCTGAAATGTTAATTTCAAAAGGTTAACCGCACCACTTGGTTGCCCTATGGTTACAGAAAGACCTCGCAAGTAAAATCGGCTGGGTAAATCCGAACTGACAACAACAGAGTCCGTAGCCGAATAACTATCAAAAGTCGAAGTAATTGCTTTCGAGTATGAAGTATTAGACATTCATCCCACCTGATAAAAGATGGTCAAGGCTTTAAGCCCGTTGCCATTCCCTTGTACATACATATCTGAAAGAAAAATAACACCCTGATCAGGTAAGGCATACTGAGCGAATGGTGTAATGTGCAATGAGTTGGCCCCCTGCGCTCCAAGCTTCATGCCAGAAGAATAAATGTCTGAACCACCATCTCCTTCAGTTAACGAAAACCCCATTTCTGCGTTAGCGGCGGAAAGGAAACTGTATATAGAAAATACAGAAAACAACCTAATCCTAGAACTTGCCCCTATGTCTACAAGTCTCTCCGAGCCAGTCTCCGAAGACATTTCATGATACTTCGATATTACATAAGTTGGCTCGATCATCTTTGATACCCGATATTGATGTTCGTACACACCGTAGTAGCCGGACCTGTAACTTCCATTGCGAGAGACGTGCCTAGCCTTATCCCCGCACCGGGCATATTTACCCTATATACACTTGGGTAGTACGTTAAAAGATTAGACTGACAAACCTTGAATAGATCAGTTGTTCCATCCTGAACCATGAGAAACACAATGTCTGCCCCCGCAGCGCTAGATGACATCGAGAGGCTTATGCTCTTAACTACCAACGGTCCATCAAGTATAAGGGTTGAGCCATCGCTTTCATCGAATGAATAACTAGCCCCCTCTTTGTACCTATATGACTTAATCGCTGTCGGGTAAATCAACTAAACGCCCTCCACAGTTCCCAGATGCCTGTGCCACCCATCCAGAACGCCATGTCTTTCCTCGTGTCTGCCACTCGCTTAACGGGCCATTGCAGCCAGAACTCTCTGATATACAAAGCCACCATCGATAAGTAGGCTCCACCCATAGCGCATAGACTGAGACCGCAGATCAGATGTGCTGTCTGATCCACGACCTCTCGTCCTTGAGGAGTGAGATCCCTGTACCATCGGGGGTCGTTCAAGGATTACGCAGCAGAGAACGGGGAAGCAAGAGTGCCGCTGCCAAGAAGGGCAGATCCGCTGCACAGCCATCCATCAGTAGTGCAAACAAACTCAAGACAAGAACCCTCTAAGCCGCCCTTAGTGGTTCCATCAAGAGTAATAATATCGTCGTCGCCGTCTGCAAAAAACGAAGTATTTGCACCGGCAGTTTCCTTCAAGATATTTAAAGCACCTACATAGTTGTCTGCGCTTGCCGTCGTTACCGTCGCACCACTAGCGGCTACCGAGAAATAAATCTTAAAAGTAAGACCGAGTGTGCAAGTCTGATTGGGATCAGTCTTGTCAGAAGGCTCAGTCGTAACAATCGAAGGAAGCGTGATTGCAATATCAGCATCCTGTATCACAACAATCCTTCCTCCATGATCCGCATCAGCCAAAGAAAGGGTTGCTGTAGCATCGGCAACATTTACTTCATTGTTGTAACCGGAAGGGTTAAACCCAGCAAGAGATTTAACCGGCCCACTAAAAGTTGTATTACCCATTTTGAATCACCTCATTGCACGCAATTTGCCTGACAGTCCGCGTGCTGTCGTTTAAGTCTGTCAGGCTTTGGTTATTAAACTTGTTTAAGAAAATCAATTATCAAAGACAAGAGCCCTATCACTACAAGCACAGT